CTTCCGTATTGAGCATTACCTGTCTGCCCTATAGACGGAACTGTAGATTGCATTGGCTGCCTACCAATAAGAAACGGCTCTGCTTCTGGAATAACTAACTTCATTCTTCTGACTCAGCGCCTTCTGTTATTGTAATTCGTAGAGGGTCAGAAAGACCATCGTACAGCTTTCGTTTCTCCCTAAAAATATTTAGAGCCATATCGTCATCGTTAAATATTCTGCCCCACTGTCTCATCTTTGTAGCGCTAGATATAAACTGGTCTTCAGTTATGTGCTCTAATGTTGCTAAGTAATTGATCTCAGCAATCGCCTTATCCCCTGATGGAGCGTCAGCTTTAACAGAGCTTTGAAACATATTTAAAGCTTGCAGTCTCATTTCACCTTTTTTTGCGGCTACATCTACTTGTTTTGATAGTGTCCAAGGAGTGTCATTAATTATGATTGGCTCAAATCCACCATAATCATTTATGTATCCAACCTCATACATCGGAACGCCTTGGTTAAAAGAAGAAACCACTGGCTTGTAAGTTAGTTCTATATTCAAGGCAGCAAGCCCTTGTCTTATTCTGTTTCTGTCGCTTAAGGTTTCACTAGCACCTACACCTGTTGTAAACTGCTGAATAACAGACTGGGTTGCAACAACAGCATTGCCACCAATCGCATTAAGGAAACCTGCAACGGCTGAATCTAATACAGTGTCGCCTCTAAGAAGGTCATCGAACATTCCTGAATCAGCAAGCGCGTCTGTTAATTGCTCTCTGTTCTCTATGACTTCGGAATCTGTTATGTATATATTTCTAGCGTAGACAGCACTATCACCGATGTATGGCCCAATAACATTTGGGTCTGTTGCCATCTTAGATGTGTAATTATCTATAATAGAAGATATTGAGTCATCAGTAATTTTATTACCTCTAACTTTTTGCAAGCGAAGCATTGATAGAATTTCTTTTCTATAGTTGTCGCTCATTGGATAAGCGTCTAAAGCTCTCCTAATGTTTGCGTTTTTTGGAAGCTCAAGGTCTAACTTTATATCAGCGTCAATGTTGCCTTCATAATTTCTAAACTCAAGCGCAATAGATAATGGCTCAACGCCTTCATCACGCGCAGAGTTGCTTATTGCAGAATACAAAGCATAAGCATCTGGGCTTAAAGACTTACGCATTATGTCTAGGTCTGTGCGTCGACCATCCTCTGTAACCGCCTCAAGACTAGAGAACCTTTCAAATGTTTGGATCGCAGTATTAAATGCTGCTTCGTCATTTGAAGTTAGCGCAGATTCCATTGCTGTTTTTACAGATGGCAGAATTACCCCTTTGTTGAGAGCTTCTACAATCTTAGGGAACTCAAACATATTAGCTGCTGTAACAGTCACATTGCCAAACAACTGCTTGTCGTAAAAAGCTACATCGTCTTTGCTTGCTGTTGAAAGGTTGCCCTCAATAGCATCCATCCTAACGCCGTTAAGGTATCTGTTGTTTTCGTTTCTAAAGCCATCAAGCTTTCTTGTTAGATACGCCTCTGTGCTTGCAGGAGCAGACTCATATGCAGGGCGTAGAAGCATCCATGCCTCAAGAGCGTTTCCATCTAAGTCTACCGATGGTCGCTTTACAGCATCGCTTAACTCTTCAAGCTCGGCTGTTGAGAGAAGTATTCTATCTGCTCTTATTCTTGATTCTTCTGCATAGTTTTCTTTCGCTCTGGTTATTAGAGTTTGTTGGGTTTGTTCATCTAATTTAGAAGTCTCTATGCCAGTGATTGCTCTTTCGTAAGCTTCATTTAAGTCAACAGCTTCTGCAAAATCTGTTAGCTGTTGCCTTATCTTGTTTTCTTTCTCAAGGTCAGCAACATTTTCCATTCTGTTTAGCGCTGCTCGTCTGTCGCTTATCTCAGTTGCAAGATCAGACCTTTGATCTGGGGTCATTCCTTGAATTATTTTTACTACAAGCGAATTTTCAAACCCAATCAAATCTTCTATTGCTTTGTAATCTGGTGATGCTGAGTTTTGCAAAGCTTCGGAAATAATGTCTATGTCAGAAGCTGTTTTTCCTAATGCGTCTAAGCTCTTTTCAACCCAATTTGCTGCAATTTCTTTTTTAACTGCGCTTCTAATATCTAGGTCTTCAATTGCGTCAACCTTTTCAAAAACACTATTAATACTTGCGCCTGATGCTGTTAAAGTCGGGGCAAGCTCAGAAACAATACTATTAACTTCATCCTCAACATAATCTTCGCCAATAGAAGCAAAAGAATCCAAGGCAGCAATTAGCGTAGGTATGCTTGTTTGTGTCTTTGCAGCTATAGCTAGCCCCTCTAAGTTAGGGTTTTCCAACTTGTCAGAAAGCTGCGCCATAATCTTTGGGTCAGTAAGTCCTAGCTTAAACAAAGACTGCTCTGATGATGAAAGCCTAGAGTATATATCTACAAGAGCGTTGTTTGCAGACAAACCTTGAAGCCCACTGATGCGGTCATTCGCTGATGACCACGCTGAGAAAGTTATGCCTTCGGTGTTAAACAGGTCTAAATATCTAGCACGAAGAGAATCTCCAAGCGCTGATATTTCTTCGCTGTCCGCTCCTGCTGCAATAAGGTTTGCAAGTTTTTGTTCGTCACCGTATCCGCTTAGTAGCTGCTGTTTTTGCAGTGCTTTCTTAGCAGCTTCTGCTTCTTTCTTAGCTAAAGTAGAGTATGTGCTTGCAACGTACTCTTTCCCTGCCTCGCCAATATATCTGCTATAAGGGGTTGCCTCGCCCTCTGAACTATACATCTCTTGTATATAGTTTGTCATGCGAGTTTTGTATTGCGCAGCAGTAGTCGAGCTTGCAGCAAACTCTGCGCCCTTCGTAGCAAACTCGTTAAGGATAGATTCTTCAAACCTTCGATCTATCATGTTCTGATACGACCTAGAGGCAATAGAGCCAAAGCTTGCAGGTGGATCATAAGCAACAGGCATATTGGTGTCTGGGTCTATTGATACAATCCTGCTTGAAGGTTGTGCTTTGGCTGCTTGCTGACCTGCTTTCTCAGCATTTATCACAGCATCCCTATAAGCTAGATCAGAAATCCTTGAGGCAGCACTGCTAATCGCTTGGCCTATCTGACCTGCTCCTGCATCAGTCCTAACAACACCTACTGGCTGATTGAATACTTGCGTTTTCTGTCTAATTACAGCCATTAATTAACCCTTTATCATTTCTTCGTTGAGGAGTATCGGTGAATACCCTCTGCCATAGTACCTGCGGCGCTAAATAGGGCTGCTGTCAGAGCGTTGCGACCACGCCGCTTTTCACCCATAGCAGCTAACTCTAGCTTCAAGCCCTGCATACTTTCCTGTCTAGCAATACGTCCAATATCTTCGCCCGCAACTTCTTTTTGCTTTTTAAGAAAGGTCTCTACGCTTCGGTCTGAATCAACATCTCGTCCTGCTGCGTAAAAAGTACCTATATTCATGGCTGTTGCTAGATCGTATTCGTCCCTGCGCACCCTAGCCATTTGTGAGGATTGCGCTTTATTCATTACCTTGTCGGTTCTGATCTGAAATGCGTCTAAGTCAGCAGCTTCCTTTTGTGCTTGGCCTGCCGCAATCTGCCCGATTGCACTAATACCTGCTGCAATTAACTGTAGTGCCATTAGATTATTAGCTCCGCTACTAGCCCATTGATCTGCATATCAAGGGGGTGATCCTGTTCAATAGTTACCTGTGGGTTTCGATTATAACCTAGTAACCTAAATTCTTTTTTGCCAGTAAACGCTGCTGTTGTAACAAGCGGCCTACTGTTTATTTTAGCCGATCTGGTGTTTTTCATATCGACAACAACATTGGTTATGCCGCGAATCTCGCCTGTGGTTGGGCCATTAGCCGCCGAAACATCAATCGGATTTGTTACAAGCTTGGCTGTAAACTTCTTGCCAGTATAGATGTGTGTGTACCCATAACCTGCATAAGCCGTTAGATCGACTTCATCATTGCTGTTGACAGTAAACTGACCGAGTGATGACAGCGTTGCCCCATCTGTAGCAATGACATCTACAACATCGTTCTGGCTGTAGAGGGCGCTTACATCAACTTTGTTTGAGGCTATTGCCCCATAGATATAGAAGTCCAAGCCAATGTCGCCTCTAAACTCACACAGTTGCAGCTTGTTTTCTGAATCGTAAGCATTAGCAAAGAGTCTGTCTTCTATAGCACAGACAGAGCCGAAGCGCCCATTTGTTGTTACCCTAGACCATGATGCTCTTTTCTCTGCCCTGTTAGAAGAAAACAAAGTCATGTCACCGTCATCAAGCGTTAAGGCTGCGTAGGAATCTGGCAAGCCAAACCCACTATGCACAACGGCTAGATAGGTTGGGGCATTGATTAAATGAGAGGCAATCGTAGAAACAGATGTAGCTGTATAGGCTTCTTCTGTGTCGGTGTAGATATACTCTCGAATAATTTTACCGTTATTCTGCACAAAGATCGTAGCGCCATCTATCGACATAGGCTCAACGTGTTCCACACCATATGGTGTTTGCTTTCGTATCTGAGCATTAGTTGGCGTAATTGCTTGGTTCAAGTAAGTCGGGATGTAAAGCTCATTAGATGCAGTGAAGACCTGCAAGTCTCTGTTTGAAACAAGATACCTTATTTCATTAACGTCACCTGTTGCAGCAACCATAGAGATAGAATCTGTATCTGCTGCATCGCCTACATCAAAGTTAAAGAACTCACCAAGCTGAGACATCCAAATGTTGTCTGGCTCTGCTATTGTGCCCCCAAAGCAAAGACGGTTCTCATGGAACTCTACCGCCGCAGGATAACCCCTCTTAGCTGACCAAGACTGTTCGTCCCAATCTGCTGTTGGCGCATGGGTGGTAACTTTTACAAAACCCCCTCCATCCTCAGAGTCGTTAGCTGAACTCCCTGCGGTTATAGTGTATGTGTTTTCATCAATAATTGTGCCGACTGTTCTAGCGCCATTTATATTGCTTGCATTGATGCCGCCAACGGCTGATGCCTCGGCTATTGTAATTGATTCGCCGCCGCCAAAGCCATGAGCAATATGTGTTACCTCTATCGTTGTAGTCGTATCTATTGTTCTAAGGGGATTCAGAACAGACAGTCTAATCTTCAATGAGTCAACTACATTACCTGTTGCCTGAGTTGCAGACTGAACACTTGTTATATCAATCTCATTGCCGCCATAACGAACAGTTGTGCCAACATGAAGTGAGCTAGGATAGTTGCCGCCACTCTGAGAGCCAGTTGTATCCCAATATGCTGCGCTTGTTGTTAGGGTTATTCCGCTCCCACTAGAAGCTGATGGGTCAAGCGTAACGCCGTGGGCTTGGAACTTAGAATAAGGCTGGTATGTTTTCTTGTTATCAGCCCTTTGGTCGAAGCTGTAGGTTGATACTTCAAAGGTTGTTAAGCTTGTGCGCGTTATCATCCTTGGGGCAAAGAGGGGGTGCGAGACAAACATCACATCGCCATATTGCGCTGTGGTGTATTCTTTTAGATAAGCTTGATCGAAGGGAAGTGCAGCACTGCTTGTATCTGCTGTAATGGTTGCGACAAGAGAAACCGTATCCGAACCATTTATTAGTCGAAAGCACCTTACTTTCTGGTGTTCTATCGAAATGATGTATTCTTCGTTTTCATCGAAGATGAACGGATAAAGGTGAGATTGCTCTGGATTGCTTGAGCTATAAGTAATGCTGTAATCGTAGATGTGCTTCATGCCATAGCGTTTTTTGACAGAGCCTTCTGCCATAACGACCATGTTCTCAAGCCTTTGCGCTGATGCAGTATATACAGCCGTATCAGTCCTCATAATGAGGGAATCACTTACTTCACCAAACTGAAAGCTGCTAACTGGTACTCTGATCTTTTGCATTAGCTGCGCCTTTCAGCAATGAACCTCGAAGTGTTTAGCTTGCGTGTTGTTTGTTGCTGTGAGTCAAGCCTACGCGCCTTGATAAGCTGACGCTCTGCTCTGTTTTCCATTGCAGTGCCAAGCTGTGCATCTCTTGCTAAAGATATTGCAAATACGCTAGCAACAGCAAACTCAACGGCAAGAGTAAAGTAAGGAGGCCAATTGACCTCTTCTGCTCTAAAGATGTAATCCGCAATAACTTCATCTGTAGATACAGCATCGCAGTAAACCTTATCGCCATATGTATCATACTCAATTGCCTGTTCCTCCACAGTGATTGCATTAAGCATCAGTGTGCCAGATGGCATTTGATATGCAGCATCCCAACGTCCTGTTGGGGCTGTTGATAATCTGTTAAGCACCGCCTGATTAGTCGCAAATCTCCATCGTGTGTTTGTCAGAGAAGACCGCGCTATATCTTCATAGATCGCATCTGCGACAGAAGACTCAGCAGTCCCATCTGTAAATGATTGAATCGCATCACCGCCTATAAGCAATGATGCGCGTGAACAAATCTTAATCGCTGTGTTTGCATAATCTGGCATGGCAGTATGGGGGCCGAAGCCCCCATCCTTTTATTAATCGCCGTCTGTTTCAACAACGGCTGTGCCGTCTGAAACATCGACTACAGTGCCAGTGTTCGAGAGAACATTAACAAAGTTGGTTGTTGGAACATTGGTGTCACAAACAATAATCAAGTCACGAACAGCTAGCATATTTGCTGCGCTGTTAAAATAACCTGCGGAGTTTACAGTCGCAATTGCGTCTGCGCTTGTGTACATCCACAAACTTCCGTTTGAGTCACCACCAATTCGAGCTAGTCCACTTGCTGCATAAGCCATGTTTTACTCTCCTTAGTTATTGTCTAAGACTTCATAGACACCATCGTCATCAATAACGACAGCACCCATTGACATCATAGAGGTTGCGAGGTGTGAGACTTTTTCTGCAACATAGTTGACCTCAGTTTGAACATCAGCATTGATGCCAAGGCCAACAGCGTTTGTGTGGTAAGCAAAGTTTTTGCCACCTGCAACCGCAGACGTTGAGAAGATTTTAAAGCCCAAGAACTCTTTCATGGTGATGCCACCTGCGAAGGGCAGGTTTTGATCGCCAACAAAATCAGAAGATGCAAACTCTGTGATGTTATACAGATCAGCAAATCCCGCAGGAGACATCGCCAAGAAGCGTTGTCCGTCCTCTGGCATATCAGCATTGCCTACAGTCTCGAAGAGAGAAAGCAGATCAGCCTTTGCCAAAGCAGAGCCAGTGTCGTGGATTTGAGTTGAGTTAGCACCTGCATCAAGAGCAGTTGTTAGAATCTCATCTGTCTTACGACCAAGCGCAGCAGCAGCAGATTGAGCTACAGCTTGACGCTCGTTGATGTTGATTTTCAACTCGTCCAGTTTATCAATGTACTCTGGTGCATAGTAGTCAGCCATAGTGACTTCGACGTTTGTATGCGCCAATTCCATTGGGGTTACGTTGCCGTTACGAGATTTCGTATTGGCTGTGCCTTTTCCGATTACTTGGAAACGAGCAGTTGAACCAGTCACATTCGTAGAGCGAACAGTGTTCCGTAGTTTAGAACCCATACGCTGATACGCCATGTGAACTTCGGTTTCAAACTGCTTGATAAAGGCTTGGTCAATTGTATTAGCCATTTTCACAGTCCTAATTGAAGTTACGGTTTACAACGGGTGTCCACTCTCGCACTTCAATAAGGGTATCCTTTCGGGCCTTTCAGTGCATTATGGGCCGTAATGAGCTATCGTAAACATTTTTTTTCACAGGATTGCAACGCACAAATTCAACATACTTGTTTTTACCTGACTCACTAATACCTACTGGCTCAAAGCCAAGCCATGCCGCCCATTGCAGCATTGACTCATATTCAGCAAGTATTGTCATGGTCATACCCTCTTGCGTCTGGTCAAAGAAATTAACAAGCATCCTTGATCCACGCGCAAGCAGGGTAAAGTTTTCTTTGATCTTATCTGAGAACATACAGAACATTTGCGGGTATTGCTGATCGTCAGAATAAAACAGACCGCCAACAGCTATAAAGCTCTCACCTTCTGCTCTAACAAGATAGCACTCGGATGTTTCATACATCTCAATAATAGCTTGCTCTAGGTCTGTATGCCCAAGCAGAGCAAGCTCATGTTTGTTTTCGTCGCTCAAGTTATTAACGACTTCATCAAGTTGACGTAAGGTAAAGGGGGTCATGTAATAACG